ACTTAAAGAGAAAAGGTTCGAGTTAGATATGTCTACTAATAGAAATCAACAAGAGCTTATGACTAGGGAAGACTATGTCCCATCACAGGTTGTTGAAGACAAAGATCAAGTAGCTGCTAAGTCATTAGGTATGTCTAAAGAAGAATACCTTATGTTGAAGGAAGAAGATGAAGATAATGATTTCTATGGTGGTGTTCTAAACATTGACGAGGACGACCAATCACAAGTTAATGCAGCCATTGATCGTGCAGACGGTGATAGAATTAAGGACGCTGCAGACAGAGTAGAAGATCAAAAGGCAGTCGATGTAGCATCATCAGTTAATATGGCAAACAATGCTGTTCAACAAGTTAATGTAAGTAATAATAGAAAGGTCATTCTAGACCCAGCACCACATAATCCCGATCCTACTGGAAGTCGTCTTTCTGTAGTTCCTGCTTAGTAACCTTACGGTTATATTTTGATTTATCTTTGTGGACTTGAGTAAGTCCATGTTTAGGAGTTTTCTTTTGAGCCTTAACAGGTTCTAACTTCTTACCCCAAATCTTTTCCCATGCATCTGCGTATGCATTAGAATCTTCGGGTCTTCGATTAGACCCTTTACCACCATGCCACTTAGACATTTTAGTTGAACCATTTCCTTCTAGAATCTGCGAGCTGAGCTCTCTTTGCATCAAGCTTTCTGCGTCTTCTGATCTCTTGATTTTTTTTATGTCTCGTTTGGTTCGGTTTTTCATGATATTGTCTGTCGCGTACTTCTTGAACTATCCCTGCTCTTTCACATGATTTTTTAAATCTTCTTAACATCCTGTCGAATGGCTCGACTGTTTTACTCTTCGGATGTGTTCTTGGTTTTACACTTGGCATAATTCTCCTGAAAAAAGTGTTAAGTCACCCCACGCCTTACAGCATCCCGTTCTTAACCGACTGACCCGCATGATTTTGCTGTCTGCCTTACCCTTACTTGGTGCCCCCAAATAGTTTCCACGGCCCAAGTGAGTAGTAGTCTGTGTCACCTTAGTGTCATTATATATCACTACTACCCCAAATCGAAATTAACTATCAGAAGCTAATTTCTTGAAGTAATCCATAGCATCGTCAGAGCTTTCGCCTACTGATACATCTGCTGATGAAATTACTGGTTCATCCGCAACAGAGGATTTGTTTACATCTGCCCAAGGCACTTCTTCTTGGTCTTCTGCAATACTCTCTGCTGTAGAGTTACTTACACCACCTGAGAGACCTAGAATTCTATCTAGTTTCTCTTTGAGTTCGTCATAAGACTTAAACTCATTAGGTGAGATAATTTCTGATAATGAATGTACTGAACTATATATGTTATTCAGTTTTTCTTCATCGTCAAAAAGTGGTGCAGCTGAATCAAATTCAGACTTATCATAATTCCAATAACCATCAACCTTACGGATTTTGATTTTGAAATTAGCACCTTCTCCTCTTAAGTCAAAAGGATTGATAGCAGATTCGTCCTCAAATGCTGGACTAATTGCTTCCTTCAACTGTTCGAAGATTTTTTTACCGAACTTGTAAAGGAATACTTTACCTTCGTTGTCGGGATTTTTAGGATCAGAAACAACATAGACATTAGAAACATAATGAAGTCTACGCTTCTGTTTCCTTGCAATCTCTTTGTTTGCTTCTATCCCAGTATTCCACAACTGAGTATTGTATTCAGACACAGGGTCTTGTTTATTAAGAGTCGTTAAAGACTTCTCAATGTACCATCCGCCAGGGCCTTGAAAACCGTGATCCCAATATGAGACCCATGGCATTTCTTCACCTTCGGGGGTTGGTAGGAATCGAATCTGGGCAAAACCGTTACCTGATTTATCAAGTTCGGGTTTCCAGTATCGATCATCGGAATAGGACTTTTTTGCACCTTCTGTAGGTGAAGCAGACTCCATAGCTGCTCGTAGTTTATCTAATGATGTTGACATTATATTCTCCTTTTATCGCATCGTATAGCATTTTATTATGCATAGAAACCTTAGTTTCCATACTCCTATTATAATACATTTTTACTAATCCTACAAGAGGGTTTTTGAAATGTACCGTGTATTTAGTCAATCTTAAGCTTGATATTATTATACATAATATTGTTCCAGCCAATAAGTACATAGCTTAAGAGCATATCTCTATGAGCTTGTTCTTGTACTCTTGGGTTGGATAAGTTAAGAATGCCTTATACTTATTCAACTTAATATGCACTTCGGGGTAGACGACTTTTTCCGAAATCAATCTCTCCCAGTCTGAACTAAATCCAATGATCTCGTCCATAATGCATAATGTTTCTAAACTAATGTCCTTACCTAAGTAAGCTTTCAATAGTCTAGGGTGTTGACCGTTTGATACCTTTAGTAGGGTATCTATCTTATACTTCCTTACTTGATCTGACACTTCTGTCTCGAACATGTAAGTAAGTTTCTGATGTCTCTTCTTCCACTCTCTGTAACGCTTGTCACATTCATTCTCTAATAGGTCTCCTGCCCATAGATCGTAAACAGATAAGTTTGCAATGTAGAAGTCTTGTAATTCTTGTTTATACTTCTTATATAATTTACCAAAGTGATACTTATCCTTTCGTTTCAGGAATGAATTTATATCTGCTTTGACTTTACCGTTATACTTAACGAAGTTATAGTCCTTAGAATAGAAGTGTAGTTTTATACCTAGGTATAAAGTGTATGCATCATATCCTTCACGACTTGTCATGACTACACTAACTGAATGCTAGTGGTTGCCTCGGTATGTGCTTTCTGCACTTGTTGATTGGTTGGTATAACATAGACTATGTTCATGAATGTAACTGTCTCAGGACTCTCTTCACCCGTCACTGCAACACCATGTGCAAATCCCATACCTTTTTCTGTTTGTACGACCATACGAGGCTTCTTTAGAACCACTGATGCATCTTCCATAGAGTCAAGTACACCAACATACTCTCCACTGATTGTAACCACTGTTACTATATCACCTTTTTCCATTATTTTTTCTCCGTAAAAAAACCAGCCAATGTGGACTGACTTCGTGTATGCCTATTAATCATGTTGAGTTGTTCTGCTTCAGCTTGCAGCTTTTCTTTAAGTGGAATAGATATTAATCTCTTTGCACTCTCAGGTTCAACCTTGTTGACCTCACATACTTTTATTATTGCTGACATTACATCGGGAGTACCTTTACTTTTTGCAAGTATTCTCTCGACCTGTTCACTAAATTCTTTTCTTGAAATCATCATATCCCGTATAAGTTTGTAAATTGTTTTCTTAAGCCCACAAGGTCTTCGATGTAATCATCGGGATCACATATAAACAATTGGAATGCAGAAGAACCTTCTACTCCAACTAATGCAACGCACTCTTCGATCTCATGTCCTGTTAGTTCTTCAACCATTAATGCATATGCAGTCATTTGTATAAACCATGTTTCTGCCATGTAGTCTTCTTTAGGTTTTGCACTAGACTTGAAGTCTATGATACAAAGTTTACCATCGAACATACCTACACAATCTACACGACCAGCCATCTTAAGATTCTCTGAGTACAACGGTGCCTCTAGGGCAAGTGGTACGATCTCATCTAACACTGGTCTTACTGCTTTGAACATACCCTCTTGGATGATGTTCTCAAACTCAATAAACTCTTTTTCTTTACGAAGGTAATCCTCTACATACTGATGAAACTTAGTTCCTCTCTTTGCAGCTGATGTGGAAATCTTGTTTGCAGTTTCTTCACCTACTCTTTTTCTCCATAACTGGATTTGTTCTTTAGTCTTTAGACCTACGACTGTAGTGACACTTGGATAAGCTTCACCCTGAGTATCGATATAGTATCTTTTACCATCCCTCTGTTCTGTTTTTAAATCAAGAGATTCAAGGTCATGAATGTCCACTAGGTTTGTTCTCACTTTAGTCATATATCTATTATACTATTTGTTGGACTGTATGTCCATATGTTTTTTGATAATTCTTTTTGTTGCAGAATCTTTAACTGAGTCTTTATGTAAATGTGACCCTTTATGATTCTCTCCTATCTTTGATAGAACTTCTTTGAACCCATCATCGGTCTTTACACGATCACCATGGCCACCCACGATCATTGGCGTTCCTATTCTTTGTTGTAGATGGGGATTATTCTCTTTGAATTTGTCTAGGTCTTTATAAGACATAAAGTG